GCGCACAGCCCCCAATGGCCTCCAGCGGCCTGTTGCAAGCCAAAGCCGGCGCCGCAGAAGACATCAAGTCGGCCACCGGCCAATACAACGCCTCGCTGGGCATGACCAGCAACGAGCGCTCAGGCAAGGCCATCTTGGCCCGCCAGCGCGAAGGCGATGTTGGCACCTACCACTACGTTGACAACCTGGCCCGTGCGATTCGTCACATCGGTCGCCAACTCGTCGACCTGATCCCAAAGATCTACGACACCGAGCGCATCGCCCGCATCATTGGTGAAGACGGCGAACCCGCAACCGTCAAAATGAACCCCATGCAAGAAGAGCCGGTCAAGCGCATCGTTGACCAAGAGGGCACGTTGATCGAGAAGATCTACAACCCCAACGTGGGCAAATACGACGTTCGCGTGATCACCGGCCCCGGCTACGCCACCAAGCGTCAGGAAGCCTTGGAGAGCATGGCTCAGTTGCTGCAGGGCAACCCACAGTTGTGGCAAGTTGCTGGCGACCTGTTCGTCAAGAACATGGACTGGCCCGGTGCCCAAGACCTGGCCAAGCGCTTCAAGAAGACCATCGACCCCAAAGTGTTGGCCGATGATGATGATCCAGCACTTGCCGCTGCCAACCAGCAGATGGAAGCCATGCAGGCTGAAATGGAAAATATGTTCCAGATGTTGCAAAACGTCAACCAGAGCATGGAAGCCCGCGAACTCCAGATCAAAGAGTTTGAAGCCGAGGTCAAGGCTTATGGCGCCGAGACACAGCGCATCAGCGCGGTGCAGGCTGGCATGTCGCCCGAGCAGATCCAAGACATCGTGATGGGCACCATCGCTGCGGCAATGGACACTGGCGACTTGATTGGTGGCTCACCCCAGATGCCTCCGATGGAGCAGCCCCAAATGCCGATGGATCAAGGTCAAATGCCACCTGAAGGGATGATGTAATGAGTTGCGCTGAATTCATAGGTGAGTTGTTTTTGGCACGGGATGTTGCTCATTCTGTGCATTTGAACACCCGGTCGTACTCTAAGCACAAGGCCTTGCGGCACTTTTACCGCGACATTGTGGAACTTGCTGACAAATATGCTGAGGCGTACCAAGGTCGCCACGGCATGATTGGTCCGATTTCATTGAAGTCGGCTCGAAAAGACGGCGCAATTCTGCCGTTCTTGGAGGACTCGATGGCCTACATCGAGGAAAATCGGTACAAGGTCTGTGAAAAGACGGACTCTGCGCTGCAAAACATCATCGACGAGATTGTTGCGGTTTACCTGTCCACAATCTACAAACTCAAATTCCTCGCATAAGGACCAACCATGTCTTCCAATTACGCACAAATCACCGCCACCCGTCAAATCAAGCCCATGTCGGCCAAATTGAAGGGCATCTTTGTCAGCGCTGCGTCAAGCACCCCGACAATCACCGTGTACGACTCCGCTGTGTCGAGCGCCAGTGACCCAGTGATTCTTGCCACGTTCACTCCGGTGGCTGGCACAAATTACAATTTTTTTGACGGCATGTTTACCAGCAAAGGTTTGTATGTTGTCATTTCTGGCACTGTTTCTTGCACCATTGCGTTTGAATAAACCTTGGGTGTAAGATAGCCACTGTACCGGCCCAGTTGACCGGGGAATCGAAAGGTTCATTTTCCATGACTGATGAAGTCCAAAACTTAGCGGAAGCAGACTCCGCGACAGCACCCGAGGTGACGGCCACTACGGATAACGCTTTGAATTCGCCGGTAGTCGCCGATAACGAAGCTGGGCAAACAGCCGAAGAGAAGAAATTCTCCCAAGCCGAACTCGATTCGATGATTGGCAAGCGCCTCGCAAGAGAACAGCGCAAATGGGAACGTGAACAGCAGGCAAGGCAGGTACCCGTACCAGCAATGCCAACGGAACTTCCGACCGCCGAACAATTTGACAGCCCCCAAGCGTATGCGGAATTCATCCGTGCCGAGGCTGAAAAACTGGTTGAGCATCGGGAAATCCAAAAACAACGTGCTGTGATTGAGGATACCTACGCAGAGCGTGAGGATGAGGCCCGGGCAAAGTATGACGATTTTGAACAAGTCGCCTACAACCCGCAGCTTCGAGTCACCGATGTGATGGCTGAGACAATCAAAAGCTCCGATCTTGGACCTGATCTGGCCTACTGGCTAGGTACTAACCCCAAGGAAGCTGATCGCATTTCTCGTCTGTCGCCGCTGTTGCAAGCGCGTGAAATCGGAAAGATCGAAGCCAAAATTGGTGCCGAACCTTTCCAAAAGAAAACCTCGTCCGCGCCTGAACCGATTCGTCCGGTCACCGCCCGTGCTGTCAACCCTGGTGTCACCGACACCACCGATCCTCGTGCTGTAAAAACCATGAGTACATCGGACTGGATTGCGGCCGAGCGTCAACGACAAATCGACAAGGCAAAGGCACTCCGCAATCGCTAAATTAGGAACTCATCATGAGCAACAGTCTCTTAACCATTGACATGATCACCCGCAAGTCTCTCGAAATCCTTGAGAACAACCTGGTGATTACCCGTAACGTGAACCGTCAGTACGACGACAGCTTCGCTGTCGAAGGTGCCAAGATTGGTTCGACCCTGCGCATTCGTTTGCCCGACCGCGCTTTGGTCACTGACGGTGCCGCCCTGCAAGTTCAGGACGACAACGAACAGTTCACCACCCTGACTGTCTCCAGCCAGAAGCACATCGGCATCAACTTCACGTCTGCCGAACTGACCATGCAGTTGGACGACTTCGCAGAGCGTGTCTTGAAGCCACGTATCAGCCAGTTGGCCTCCACCGTGGACGCTGATGTTGCAAACGCATACAAGCTGATCGGTAACACTGTCGGCACTCCTGGCCAAGCACCCGCCACCGCTTTGGTGCTGTTGCAAGCCCAGCAGAAGCTGAACGAGAACGCCGCCACCATGTCGCCTCGCTACGCTACCGTGAACCCTGCCGCCAACGCTGGTTTGGTCAACGGTCTGTCTGGTTTCTTCAACCCTACCGATGTCATCTCGCGCCAGTTCAAGAACGGCATGATGGGTGAGCAAGTGTTGGGCTACGAAGAAGTCAACATGAGCCAGTCGATCAAGGTTCACACCTGCGGTACCCGTGCTGCCACTGGCAACACGACCGGCGCTGCCGTGACCGCCGAAGGTGCAACCACTCTGACGTTGACCGTCGGTTCTGGTGAAACCATCAACGCTGGTGACGTGTTCACAATCGCTGACTGCTTTGCTGCCAACCCACAGACCCGCGAATCCACCGGTTCGTTGTTCCAGTTCGTGGCACTGTCGTCTTCGACCACCACCACCACCGCTACCGTGACTGTTGCCCCGATGTACTCGGCTGGTAACGCTCTGTGTACCATGGTGTCGTTGCCCGCTACCGGCAAGGCCGTCGTGTTCGTTGGTGCCGCCAGTGGTTCGTTCCCCCAGAACTTGGTGTACCACCGCGATGCCATCGCTTTCGCTACCGCCGACTTGTTGTTGCCACAAGGCGTGGACATGGCCTCCCGTGCCGTCCACAACGGCATCAGCTTGCGCGTGGTTCGTCAGTACGACATCAACAACGACCGCATGCCTTGCCGTGTGGACGTTTTGTACGGCTACAACACGATCCGTCCTCAGATGGGTTGCCGTATCTGGGGTTAAACCCGGACAGGGGCTTCGGCCCCTGTTTTTCAAATCAATTCTTTTAAGGAAACTATCATGTCTCTCCCTAATGGCGCAGGTGGCTACCAACTCGGCGACGGCAACCTTGGTGAAGTTAACTTCTTTGTACAAGGTGCCCCAGCCTCTATCCCCGCTGGTGCGGCAACTCTGACCACGGATCAACTGGCGACAGGTATTGTTTTGGGCAACCCCGGCTCGTCCGCTGCTGCCTACACGCTGCCTACCGCTGCGTTGATGAACGCTGCATTCCCCAGCATGGGCGTGGATCGTGCATTTGACTTCTCGGTGATCAACGTCGATGGTTCTAGTTCTGGTGTTATCACCTTGACTGCATCCACCGGTTTCACCATTGTGGGTCTGGCAACGGTTGCGGCTACCGCTGGTGCCGCACACCAATTCCGTGCCCGTAAAACCGGCGCGAGCACTTGGGTGCTGTATCGCTTGTCGTAATTTGGCAAACTGGTAAAACGGGGCTTCGGCCCCGTTTTCACATGGAGACTTACATGAACATTACTCTCGTACACCCTGAGTTCGGTGCCAAAATTGCCACCAACGAAGTTGAAATCGAAAACGATGAAAAAAACGGCTGGACAAGGTACAATCCTGACACGCCCGTCAAGGTGGCATCCGAGTCGGTGACTGACGCGACCAAGCGCAAGTACACCCGCAAAGTGACCGATCAACCCGTCGAACAGCCCAACGAAGTCCCTCCATTTTTGACTTCGGCAAGCGACGAATCCGAAGGAAAGTAATATGGCAACCGCTGGCGACCAAATCAACCGGGCACTTCGTTTGCTCGGCATCCTTGCCGAAGGTGAAACACCGTCAGCGGCAACCAGTCAAGACGCCCTCTTGGCGATGGACCAGATGATCGACTCGTGGAACACTGAGCGTTTGTCGGTGTTCTGTACCGAAGATCAAGTGTTCAGTTGGCCTTCTGGTGAAATCAAGCGCACCCTTGGCCCAACTGGTGACTTTGTGGGCAACCGCCCAATCCAACTCGATGACGGCACCTATTACAAAGCCCCCAGCGGCGTGTCTTACGGTATCAAAATCATCAACCAAGACCAGTACAACGGCATCGCTGTCAAGACATCGACATCGACCTTTCCGCAGGTCATTTTCATCAACAACACGTTTCCCGATGTGGAGATGTACATCTACCCCCGCCCAACTCAGGTGCTGGAGTGGCACTTCATTTCGGTCAAGCAGTTGGACAAACCTGCTGCTTTGACAACCGAGCTGCACTTCCCGCCTGGTTACATGCGGGCGTTTGCCTACAACCTGGCGATGGAGATCGCCCCTGAGTTCGGCGTGGAGCCGTCCATGCAGGTGTCGCGGATTGCCATGACCAGCAAGCGCAACTTGAAGCGCATCAATAACCCATACGACGTGATGAGCTTGCCCTACGCTGTGGTGGCAAATCGTCAGCGGTTCAACATCTACGCCGGGAACTTCTGATGGACTCCCCGATTCTTGGTTCCAGCTATGTGGCCCGCAGCGTCAACGCTGCCGACAACCGCATGGTCAATATGTACCCAGAAATCGTCCCCGAGGGCGGGAAAAGCGCTGCCTTTTTGTCGCGCTGTCCCGGCCTGCGTCGATTGATTGGTGCTGGCAATGGCCCAATCCGTGGGCTGTGGGTGCTCAAAGAGTACCTGTACGCTGTGTCTGGTGACACGGTGTACCGACTCAATGTCATCGGTACCAGCACCCGTTGGCGAGTCAAACCCTTGGGTACGGTCACCGGCACTGGCCCCGTGTCTATTGCTGACAACGGCACCCAAATCTTCATTGCCTGCAACCCAGACAGCTACATCTACAACGCAGACACCGAAGTGTTTGCACAAATCACTGACCCGGATTTCCCCGGTGCGGTCAAGGTTGGTTACTTGGACGGCTACTTTGTCTTCAACGAGCCAAACAGCGCACGGGTCTGGGTGACATCATTGCTGGACGGCCTGTCGGTCGACCCGCTAGACTTTGCCAGCGCCGAAGGTGATCCAGACGGTTTGGTGTCCTTGATCATTGATCACCGCGAAGCGTGGCTGTTCGGTGCCAACTCGATTGAGGTTTGGTACAACGCTGGTCTGCCTGATTTCCCATTACAGCGCATTCAAGGCGCTTTCAACGAAATTGGGTGTGAAGCCCCCTACTCGGTCGCCAAGCTCGATAACGGCCTGTTTTGGCTGGGTTCTGACGCCCGTGGACGAGGTATCGTCTACCGCGCCA